TGACGCTGGGATGTTACCGTGATGTGTATTCATTTTTGCGATGGGCTACCCGGTGCTGTTGGCGCCACAATCTGTCCAAGGTGATGCCTAAGCTGTTCCTCTGTCAGTTCGTAGCTGTTAAGCCACATGCGCCCGTCGTCTGGCTTTGTGTTCTCAAACTGCAGCAGCCAGTAGCCACACCACGTCCACTGCATCGACTTGATGCCGTAGTGTTCATTCCTTGCCAGTACGCCCAAGCGCATGGACTCATCGATCAGCTCCATTGTCAAGCGTTGACCGTAGGCAGGCTCGCACTGATGGCACTTCATCTCGACGAACGCCAAGCGGTTTGTGCTGTAGTTGCGCAACACAAAGTCCACGTCAAACGTCGTGAAGCATGACGGCCTCGTACTGCTCGGCAGGTTATTGCGTATCCACTCGCTCATGCCTTGCTCTCTAAAGCCTGTGCGTTCTTTAGTCGTGCTCATTCGTATGTGATGTAGCTGAGTTCGTCGTAGTAGTCTCCATAGGTCCAGCTTGCGTCATCGTACCATGCCGCTCCTTCGCACTCTTGCGGTTGTGGCATGACGTGCACAGTGGCTGCAGGTTGCTGACGTCGTAGAAGGCACCGCCCTGCGTCACTGGCCTGATATGGTCTACCACGTTGGCCTGCCACCCGCATGCTGCGCACACTGGGTGCTGCTTTAGAAATGCCTTGCGTAGTTTCCTCCATAGCTGTGACCAGTATCGTTTATCCTGCTTCCTCTTAGCAAATGGTTTCGCCAACGACTTTGAGTGTAGCGCGCCGCGATGCTTTCGATTGATATGAGCCACGGTATATATCTTTTTGCATGTTGTGCAGACGCTCATTCTGCGTTCCGCTCATCCCTGTCTCGCCCACGTGCACCTCGCCGTGTTGATCTGTCCACGTGTATTCTACGCGTAAGGTCTTGCGGTATGTTTCGATTAAAGCTGCGATCTGCCGCAATTCGCTCTGCGAGTATGGCTGCAACTTTGGCTTCGTAGTATTCAATCCATTCTTTGAGTTTGTCATTTGTTGGTCTTTTTCCTGTTGTTGCTATCTCGTATATCTCATCGCACACGCCCTTGCCGTACATGCGCTCCAGTGCTTTGCTGTACAGCCACTGCTGGCCGCCGCTCTGCATGTTGCAGCCCTTGCATTGCCCGTGGACGTTTATGCCCATCCAACGCGCTGCTAGGAACTTGCGGCTGATGAAGTGCCCTGCATCGACTTTCGTCCAGTGCTCTCGCTTGCCGCAGGTAATGCACGTAACCATGCCTTTGCTGTCGCTGTCACGCAGCCGCACAAACCAGCTGAAGCACCTATCTAGTCTGCTGGTCAGTATCGCCCTCTCGCTGCGCTTGCGCCGTGCCTTTCTCTTCGCCTTGCTGTTTGTGTTGCTCCTGGGTTGCTGCATCCGCTTTGTCATTTGGATAAGGTATGAACGTCCTGTCTAACACCTTGCGCGGCGTCTTGAGCAGCCCTTCTGCATCTAGGTCGCGCTTCAATCTCTGCCAGTCAATGGCTGCTGTCTCTACGTGCTGCTTTTTCTTATCAACGTGCTCCTGTTCACGCATGGCGACTGTGTTCTGCATCTCGTAGTTGCGGATGCAGTCAATCAGCACATTGGTGGTGAAGTTGCCGTAAAGGTCAAAGCGGCCCTGTCGTATCTGCTTAAATGCAATCAGCACCTCTTCTAGCTTTAAGCTCGGGAACAACTCGCAGATGTCTTCTACTGCGTCCTGCAGGTCTGTCTGCGTCTGAAAGGTGCGTGTAGCATTCACGTGACGCACCAGGCGCTCCAGCTCTGCCAGCATTGTGAGCCTAACCTTTGCAGGTTCCGCCTTTAGTGCTTTGCTCAGTGACATGCCGCGCTTGTACGCCTGGGTGACTGTCAAGCCCTGCATTGCTTGCCTGCTATTTTCCAGCAGCCCATGCAAGTGCTTGTTCTCGATCAAGCTCAGGCCGTTTTCCGCTTTTTGCTCCTTTAAGCTCAAAGAGTCCTTGCCAGCCTTGGGCAATGCTTTGCTGGACGATTGCGACTGCGATTCTGTGGTCATCATTAGCCATTTTTTTGAGGTTGTGCAGTGCTGCCTGCTCGCCGTTGTCGGTGTAGCTTTTATAGCGCCTATCTCGACGCTCCTGCAGCCATGCTTTCCACGTATCCAAAAATTCAATTTCAGTGAATGGATACACCACCTCTTTTTTAGATGTATTCTTAGTTGTTCTTTCTACTGTATTAGTATGTGGGAATTTTGACGATGCAGAGTCGTCATTTTTCCCAGGCAGACTCGTCATTTTTCCCATGCTGCCTAGGCTCAAATGTCGCACACGCCCATTGAAGTAACACTCCAGCAGCTCCAGCTCCACCAATTTCTTGATGATGCGCTGGACTGTCTTAGGCGTGATGCCATACTGCTGCCGAATTGTGTCATTGCTCTTGTGAAAGGTCTTGCCATTCTTGCTAAATGACTCCACCTCGGCCAGGAACGCTTTTTCTGTCATTGTGAGCCGCTGATCTAGCCACACCTCTGCAGGTATCCAGATGCCAAGAAACTCACGTTCGCTCATTGTTTGCGGCGTTTGTGCGGGCGCGCGTCCTTGTAAATGCCGTAACGACGCAACAATTTTAATGCGCTCTCGCGTTTGATGTTGCGCCATTTAGCTAATTGCGTCACCATTCGTTCGAAATCGCAACCTTCCTCAAGCAATGTTTTGCAACGGATGATGTCGTGCTGTTCAAAGCTTAAAAGGTCACAGTTAAACGCTGAGTTTGGTCGTAATGCTTCGACATCATTTATAAGCTCCTCAACGGTCTTGACTTCGTTCCACGTCTGTTTTTGATGATCTAGCAATTGAGACCGATCACGAGCAGCTTCAATTTGTAGATATGTTTCTTGCAAGCGCAGCAACGTCCACAAATCTTCCCTAAACTCCTTCTCGTCGTAATTTTTGTTCAACTGCTTAACCAATGCGTCTTCCATAAATTCGAGACTACTTACGAGTCCGTCCTGCACTAGTTCTGCCTGGTCCTGCATTAACCCAAACAACACCTTCGTTTTTTCGACTGGCTGGTTCATGCGAATGGGTCTTCACTGTTCAACAGTGCGTCCAAGTTGACGTTCAGCGTAGCCATTGCCTGCTCAACCTCTGGCACAATCGGCCCAGTCACTGGAATGACTGTGTACTTAGTCTCCAGCCCTTCGCCCTTGCGTGTGATGCGCAAATCGAATGTGTTAGGATGCCCAAAGTCTGGCTCCATTGTAATGTCGTGCAATGCGTCGAACACGCTTTTTTGCGTAATCTCCCAGACCTGGACACACTGGTCGTCGTAGTTCCACACAGCTACTGCCAGGAACTTGCGCGGCTTATCGCCGTCGCGGTAGTTGGCTTCTGGCTTAGTGTCCTTCCAATGCCACCGCACAGGCTTGTTGTCCTCTGTCCAGCACACATACCCTTCTAGGCCTTTCTCGCTCAAGATTCGCACCTTGCTGGTCTTGTCTTTTGCAGGGCGAAAGTAGCTGCCTGCGTTGTTGTTCGCCTTCGCGAAGTCTTCAGAAATAAAACTCATAGTACATCAAATTTTTTCAATTGATTAATCAGAATGCGCATCAGTGCGCTTGATGACAGGTTCAGGTTGTGCGCGTGGTGTTGTAGCATATCGCGCTGCTCTTCAGTCATTCGCACATTGATGCGAACTGGAAACTTTTTATCGTACATCATGATCTTGTTATTGGGCCGCATGCTTCGTAGCCCATGCTCTGAATGCCTTGCAAGCGCTTCTGCACGGTGCGCTCATCCTTAAACCACCAGCGTGTAAGGTCTTTGCGGTCTTTGTGGCGGAAGTCTTGAAAGCACCTAAAATCCATATCGCGCATGCGTTCTCGCATAAACTGTGCGCCTGCATCTGGCAAGCACTTAAAGCCGCCTTCGCGAAAGTCAACGCCGTTGCGCTTTGTGTAATGGCCGTAGCCCTGGTGCATGTAATCGTGTGTCATTTCGATTGGTTTTGTGCGTGGATATACTGCATCCACTGGTTATACGTCATGGGTTTGTCTGGCACCACGCTGTGCGATATGCCGTTGGGTTTGAGAGCTTGCATGACACAAACGTACGTCACTTGTACGCCACTTGTATGTACAATGTGTGTGTAGTTATTCACACCGACATGTTGGCGCACAGAAAAGGGCCGACACAATGCCAGCCCTTCACTAACCAATTCTGATGACTCACTTGTCAGTCACGACTCTCAAACATGCTGACGACTAAAGGTACAACGGCAATGGCACACAGGCAAACCGCCTCCCAGCTCATGCCGTGCGTGCCGATGTCGTAGCAGGCTGTCGTAGCAATCATGCCGCCCACCGTCCGCTTCGCACTCCAGCGCTTCAGGTCGCCTTTTGTCTTGAACGCCTCCGTAAGGTCGGCGCCTGCAAGTGCCTTAGTAATAAGTCCAGATAACTGCTTCATCTTTCTCAACGTCACAATCTACATGTACAAACCCGTCACCGATGCCGATGCGATCAAAGCCTGCCGTGAGCAGCGCGGTGATAATCTCCATGCGCTCGCGCGACGTGCCGCAGGCGATGTCTGCAGCCAGGCCTTGCATGTGTGAGCTCCTGCGCGATCCGCCTACTGCATGGTTGTGCGCCTCGGTGCGGTAGCCGCTGGTTATTTTAAACGGTATGCCTGCAAAGTCGCGGGCGTCGTCCAGCATCTGCAGGAAGTCTTCGTCCATGTTGTGCCCGCTGCCTAGCTGGTCAGGGCTGTCAAACTCGCAATAATTAAAGTACCTCATCTTCCTGTCTTTCCTTGCGCACCTTCAGCGCGCGTTCAATGTTCCACCACATTAAGGTAAGGCCTGCGCAGATAGTCACAGCAGTGTCCACGTAGCCCACCAGTACGCTGCCCACGTATGTGACGTTCAAGGCGTTTTGCAGGTGACATTTTAGTTCATTCATCGTTCACGTCCCATCCTTCGTTCAACATATATCTCTTGTCGCGCACCGTCACCGTGTCTGGCAGTATGTCGCCAAAGCGCACATCATTGTTTTGATGTATGAACGCCGCGAGGTTGTAGCGCTTGCTGGCTGTCAGCTCAGGAAAGCATGCCGTGAGGCGCTCAAGGTTGCAGTTCTCGTGTACGCGAATGCGGTAATCAGTGTTTACAATTAGCGCAGCCTTGTCGTCGTCTTTTGGGTGCGTTATCATCTCAAAGCAGGTCGCGGTGCTTTCACTGTCGCGCTGCATGTACACGGGCCTGCTCACGTTGTACAGCTCGCGCGTAATGGCCTTAGCTCTGTCGTAGCTGTTCAGCGAGCCTTGCGGTTTTACTACTATCCATTCCATCAGTAGCTGCTGTAATAGGTGTTTATTGTGTCAGAGATAGCCTCGTGATCGTTTTGCGCTGTGCCGCGCGACCATACTACAACCTCCTGCGTAAAGCCTGTGTGCGCTCCTGCGCTGTTGTCGCTGCGCGCGCCGACGCGAAAGCTAGTGCTGGCGTCGTTTGGGTGTGCGCCTGGCGTGCCTCCGACTACGTTTGTTCCGTCAAAATCTGCCTGATGGTCGCTGTGCTTAGCCTTGCCAACTACAATGTACTGCGCGCCGCTTGTAATAGCGCTGCCGTTGTCGGTTGTGTTCAGCGTGCCGTTGCTGTAGCGCGTCGCCCAGCGCAGGTTATCGTTGCTGTGTGTGAACTGCACCTGAAACACTTGGCTGCCTGCACTGCTTGCCCAGTGACTCACCATGTTGTTGCCCGCTGTGAGCTGATTGACGCTGCCCACCCATGCCGCCACAAGTTCGTTGACGTTGACATTGGCATTGAAGTTAGATGCAGCAGGCAGCGACTGCGCGCCCGCCAACTTCATGGCTGCCTTTCCGTTTAGCGTCAGCATGTTGCCGCTGCTGTCTGTAATTGTAGGCCGTGCTGCGTCGCTAGTCTGTGACAGGTTGTTGCTGTTGGCCTGATCGTACCATTTCGACACCTTCACTTCTGCGCCGCTGGCGTATGTCTCAAGCGCGCTTTGGTTTAAGTCGCCGTTGCTGTCAAAGCCGATGTCTTGCGTTGTGCTGCCGTTGGTGACTTCAATGGCGTTGCCTGTGTAGGCCGCCCGCAGACGTCGCAAGCCGTAAGCCGCTGTTGCGCCGCTATAGTTGTCGAGCAATGCGTCGCCGACCTCTTGATAAGTGACAATAAAACTGTAGCCGCCCGTGGCCGAAGTCAAAGCTGCCATGTACAGGTCTATCTTATCAAACGCCGTGGCCAGTGTGTCGTTAAGTGCAGGCTGATTGACAGGCAGCGCCAACCAGCCGCCGTCGGCTGCTCCGTGTAAGCCCAGCAATCTAAAGTATATTTTTCGGCGTATAGCAAAGCCACCAGCAGGCGTGTCTCCCTGGTTGTTTACGCGTCGTCCAGTGCCGTCAGGCAGCACGGTGTAATATGCTTCGAGCGTCTCGCTGCCAATAACGGCCGACCAGTCTTCTGCAAACTTCGTAGCTGCTTGTGTGTTAAAGCCGCGCGTGTTGGGCAATGCTGTCACAGGCTCTTGGCCAGTGCTGCCGCCAATCGGCCTGTCTGGGCCCTTGCCTGTGTTCTCGTCGTGCGTCGTCATGCTGATGGCGTCGCGGCCTGTCTTGCGCAGCGTCAAATCTACCTCGCACGCTGTGGCATTGAGCTGCCAGTTGACGGGCGCATAAAACGTGGCTGTGTCAAGGTCTTTGTAGAAGTTAAATGGCGACGGTACTGCAGCGCTCGTGCCACGCAGTACAATGCTACCGCGCTCCAGGCCTTTGGGTTTGTTGTGTCGTGCTAACGTCTCCTGCACCAGCAGCGTGTTGATGGCGCGCGTGGTGTCGTTGTCTTTGCATACCCAGTTACTGGTTGTGCCGTACACGCCAGCGCTAGTCTGCACGTCAATGCGGCCCATGCTTGCGCCAAGCTGCCCGACGTGCGTCGTGCCAAGCTGCAACGCACCGCGTCCTGTACTCGCGTTAGCTACAATATCGTAGTCCGCAATCAACTCAAGCAAATCGCCGCTAAACTTGCCTACACTAAAGTCAACAAACGTCGTTGTGAGTGCGTTTTTGTACGTGCTGTTGTTGCTGCCGTTAGCATCCCACACGAGAAAGTCAGGCGTTACTGTTAGGCCTGTCTTTGCAGTTTGTGGTGGCGGCACAATAAACACGAAGTCAATAAAGCGTTCAATATCCTCCTCTACATCATACACGCCGCTATTGTTTGGCGCTTTTACATAGAAATAGCCAGCGCTGGCGCTGTAATTTGGGTTAATGGCAATGACAGGAACACCGTCATAGGAACCAATAAGAGACGCCCAACTGTTAAGCAGCCCACTGCCGTCAGACAACTCGTTAACGTAGTATTCTGTGCTGCTGTCGCCCCAGGCAATTGTGAAGCGAAGCATAAGCTCGGCAATCGGTGAGCCTGTAACGCTCTGTGCAGACTGGCTAAACTTAAAACGCCCGCGCATCTCGTAGTATACAGCGCTGTTTTCCGTGTCAATCCCAGGATACACTACGTCGCTGTCAGCCAACGCGGTGCCTGCATTAAAGTTAAAGCTGCTGATAACGGTTGCGCCGTCGTTGGTGTCACGCGTTACGCGCACCTCATTGTGTGGTGGTGTGTAGCTGATGCGCCACGCTGCGCCCTTTTGCCGCACATCGTTGGCTGCGTCCTTCTGAAATTGATATTCTGATATCACGTCGCGGTCAACCTCTGTGCCGTTCCACTGCAACACTGTGCCTGGCGTGCGCTCACCAGCCAGCGCCACAGGCAGCATGTGCCACGCGTTGCCGTAGCTGTACAGGCGCCACTGGTATGTGATGCACAGCGACTGCAGCAGATCGTAGCAGCTGATGTACTCCGTTGCGCCGCTGCTGTTTACACTGCTCCACGGGTTCGTGTGAATGCGCGAGCGCTTGATGCTCTTAAGGTCCGTGCCTGCTGGGTGCGTCTCTGCAGCCATGATATAATCATCCTCGCTGTACACATCCTCTGCCCAGGCCAGCCTATACTCCGTGCCGCTGTTCTGCGCGTTCAGGTATGTGTACAGAGACCACTTTTCCTGTATGTTCTTGACAATATCGTACACTGTTTGGTACCCAGTGTAGGCCGTGCCCAAGTTATTGTAATCTACATGCCTTAAAAGGCTTAGCCCGTCCGTTGCGACAATGGTCACTTCTTTGTTGGTGCTGTCCTCATTTACCTCAAACTCTTCCACCAATATGCTGCCCACCCAAATGCGTGTGCTGTCGCGCAGCACCTCTAGCAGGTAGTCGCCGTCAGTGCTGGTGGCCAGTGCGGTCAACAACAGATTCAGCTTGGCGTGAATGTCAGCAGGCCACAGCGTCGTGACCTCGCACCGTGAGTGCATGATGCCTGGCACTAGCGCGCTGTCGTCAACGCTCTCGTACTTCAGGGCAAAGCCGTTGGCTGCTAGGGTAAACTCTGTCGTCTGATCGCTGCCAGCTGCAGTGCGAATAATGCGCACCTCGTAGCTGTCTTCGTTTAAAGACTCGCCGACACCCTTAGCTAGTAGGTAGCTGCTCATGCGTAACGGTTACGGGCGCTGTTGCTGCGTGCGTTGCTCAAAAATATGTCGTCGCCCTTAATGCGGCCAACCACCTCGACAACACCGCCGCCCATCATATCCTTCAATTTACTCAATGGCGCCACAACTTCAGGATCAATGGCTGCATTTCTGTTGTCGCCAACCATTGCCATTGTTGGACCGTATGCAAGGCCGCCCTGGGCTAGTGCTGGCACCTGAATGCGGTCAAGGAATCCACCTGCCAAACTTATGCCAATGGCTTTTGGCACGTTGCCTGTGCTTAGAGCTTTTGCCACGCCAATTGCCAGGTACTGCTTAATAATTCTCTTTGCTACGTCAATCAAACCGTCCTTAAATGATTCAGCTGACGACGCTGCACTGCCAAATGCCTGTGCAATGCTTTGCTGCATGTTGTCTGCGCTTGCTGTCACAGCTGCCATGCCAGACTGCGCCGCTTCGTAGGCCTTAGTATTTTCAAGAAAACTAAAAAACTCGCCCATTGTCATGGTCGCAGATGCCGCGCTCACTTGTATCTCTTCAAGCATGCTAAAGAGCTTGCCTAGTGTGTCCACGTTGTTCTGCACTGCCGCTGTGCTGTCGTTCAGTACGTCTGTTTCATGCTGCAGCACGTCAATCAATCGCGTGGCTGCTTCTGCACTGCGGTCGTACGTGTCAATGTAGTCGCGCAGAGCTGCAATCTTGTCGCGCAGACCTGCCTTTACTATAGCATCACCAGCAGCGGCGGCCTCTTCTAACCTTGTCAGCTGCGCCTGCGCGTCTGCAACTTTGCTTAAGCTGTCGGCTCTAAACTTCTCTGCCCGCGCCACGTCCTCTGTCGTGTCGCCCGTCAACTTAATGCCTGCCTCCATTGCAAGCTGCGTTTTGTTTAAGCTAACTAGCGCCGCCTCTTGTTTGCGCACCTGATCCGTGGCGCCTTTGGCCTCCTTGCGCACGCGCAGAAACAAACCAGCGATGGCGCCCAAGGCAACGCTTAAAGCTAGCACGCCTGGCGCTGTGGACAGGAATGCAAAGTTCACCAGCTTGATGCCTGCAGCAATCTGTGGTAACAAAATAAGCAGCGGCCCAAGTGACGCCACCACTGTGCCGATGGCCAGACCCAGCTTTACAGTTGTGTCGCTTAGGTTGCCAAACCCACGAAAGGCAGATGTTAAACTGTCCAGCCCTTGCGACACAAGCGGCAGCAGTTTCTCACCAACGACAGCAAGCGCCTGCTTTGCGTTGTCCAGGGCTGTGCTAAACTTACCCGATGCCGTCTGACTCAGGCGCTCCATAGCACCAGAAGCAAAGCCGCCTTCCTCTGCAAATGATTTAAGCACGGCATTGAACTGCTCCACTGTCACGCGTCCCGCGCCTAGCTTTTCAGCAGGCAAGCCTGTTGCCTCGCTCAGTGCGGTAAAGATTGGAATACCGCGTTCGGCTAATTGGTTTAAGCTCTCTAGCTCAACCTTGCCTTTTGCCTGCACCTTGGCAAACACTGCAGTAATTTCGTCGATGCTCTTGCCGCTAGTCGCTGCAATGTCGCCAAGAAACTGCAGCTGTTCATTGACCTGGCTGATGTCCGTACCGCTGGCAATCAACTGCCGCGCGCTGTTTGCTACAGCTTCAATTTGAAACGGCGTCTGAGCAGTAAACTCATTTAGCTGCTTCATCATCATGGCGGCCTGCTCTGCGCCGCCCGTCAAGCTAACGAATGAAGTCTCCAGCGTCTCAAGGTCCGCTGCACTCTTGATTGCTGCCGCGCCGACTGCTGCCAGTGGCAACGAAATGCTGCGCGTCATGTCCTGCCCAAGGCGCTGAATGTTGCCTGTCATGCTGCGCAAATTGCGCTGCACTGTGCCCAGCTTTTTGTTGAGGTCTCTAGGGTCTAGCCCTACCCGTACTACAAGATCACCTAGTTTCGCCATTTTTCTTTGCTATAGCTTTTAACTGTGCCCAGCCTGTATGTATACCTGCCTTGGGCTTTTCTTCCCACGGAAACACTGCCAGGTCTTTCGGCTTGACGTTGCTTCCTTTCTTAGTGTGCACGTTTAACAACAAAGCGGTTTGCCATCGTGTACGCTCCCAGTCCACGCGTTGCTGCGCCTCCTGAGCTTTGTACCGACCGCGCACCGCGTTGCCAAACTCCCTGAATGTTAAATCGTAGAGCAGACTAGGACTCAGGCACAACAGCCCAAGCCCTAGTTCCTCTATTTCGTCCCATTCAAGTGGTGTGTTGTCTCCTGGTTCTCCGTTTTTTTTTGCGGAGTCATAGAGGACTCAATCACCTCAACAACAGCAGTCAAATCCTGCACGTCAATTAATCCTAGAAAGTCGTCCACCTCCATGTCAAAGGTCATGCCTTGTTTTTTGCAGCCCTCCTGCACAAAGTAGTAAAGCAGCTCAGGCATCAGGGTGACATCCTCGCTGTCGATGTTTGCCACCTTGTGTCCAGTCGCTTGCTCAAAGCTGCGCCAGGCGCGCATGTTAGCCTTGACTGGAAATGTCCGTCCGTCTAGGGTAATCGTCATCCGTTATCGCTTGCTGTAAACGTTGGGTCTGTGACGCACTCGAAAGTAGCAGTGTACGACGCGTTGTCTTCAGTGCCTGCGCTCAGCTCCAAGCTGGTGCAGTAGGCTTTGAAGTCAATGTCCATGTCGTCAGTAATCTCAGCTTCTGCCTGATTAAATGACGCAATGGTAATGTCGAGCTTTTGCCCTGCTTCCATGTCTGCAAAAAGTTCCTCGTAGCCGTTGGTGGCGTCAGCTGCATAGAATGCTGTCATGGTCACGCTCAAGGTCTTGAGGCCTGGCAAGATTGCGCGGTATCCGCCGTTGTCTTTTGTTGTGGTGTCACGTGTCTCAGTGCTAAAAGACACAGACAAATCTGTGAGGTGGTCGACCAAAACGGGTGTTGCACTGTCGTTTGCGAACGCAACTCGCAGTTGCGAGCCGTTCATTATTCCTGCTGTTGCTGCCATTATTTCTTATTGTTGGGTTTGATGCGATCTGCAATAATCATATTAATCAGACTATCCAAATATCCAAATATCTGGTTGTCTTTTTCTGTGGGTGTGAGGTTAATTACAACCTTCACAAATGCCATGAGGGCTAGCACTAGCTCAGCCCAGTTGTGTAAAATAAAGTCCATTAGTAAATGCCGTAATGCGTGTTAATGTTAGACTCGATGCCTGTGCGGTTGGCGCTTTGGTCGCTGGCGTAAATTACAACCTCTTGCACGTTGCCCGTTGTGCTCAGGCTGTCGTTAAAAATGCCAATGCCGCTTTTGCTAGTGTCGATGCCGCTTGAAAGCGTTTGCGTCCCAACTAGCGTGCCGTTGTAAAAACTGCTTGCGTTGCCTTGCGTAGATCCAGCAATAAGGGCGTGCAGGCTTTTGTTTGTGTTTGCTGCAACCTTCATTGCTGTAAATGTGTTGGCGTAACCATAGTTGAAGTGATTGGCCAACAAATAGGGCGCATACCAGCGTTTATTACTAACGCTGCCTGAAAGCGCAAGCATCATTTCCTGATTGCTGGTGTCGTCGTACTTGCCGACAACAAAAGACGACAATGAGCCAATGTCAAAATTTGTGTTGTTGACTTCAAACCCAGCGCTGCCGTCAAATTTAAGTATGGGCAGGTTGTCACTATCTACTAGCGTGCTGCCTGCTGCCACAATTTGCGGCTGCTTGTTTTCGCCTGTTTGCACAACATTCAAACCAGCTCCGCTTTGGTCAAACCACGTGCGCACCCAGCCGGTCGTGCCTGCACAAAAAATTTCAAGCGCGTCTGTGTTCAGCAAGTTGTTGCTGTTATAGCCGACATTTAAGGTTGCATCATCTGAACCTCTGCGCACCTCGACAATTGGCCCGACGTAATCACCGTTCAAACGACGCAAGCTGTATGCTGCTGCTGCGTTTGCATATTGATTCAGCAACAGGTTTGGTATCACAGGAGTCAGGCGCGCAGTGTAGTCCTGCACGCTGATGTACATGTTGCGTTCTGCGCTTACCTCCGTCACCTCGTTTGTGTACTTGACAGATTGCACAGTTACTGTGCCGTAGACCTTTTTGCCTTTGCGTGCCAACGCCGCCCGCACTTTGTCTGCAAGGTCGTTGGCTGCTGCGTACGTGTCAGCCACGCTGAACACCTCCAGCTGCGCCTCGTCTACTGGTGCACTTTCCTTAGTGTCAACGGGCGTGTTGGACACAACAGAATAAACCACGTAAGGCGTGGCGGCGCCCTCTTCTGCCAGCTCTGGATATATGCGCGTGCCGACCAACGCGGACACCGCGCTGTCGTCTTTTAGCATGCTGTAAATGGCGGCTCCTACCTTCATTTCATAAAGCGTTCAAATTCCTGTCGCAGCAGGCGGTTGCGCAGCTGCTTCATACGGTTGCTTGTCGCCTTCTGTGTGCGCGTAAACAAGCCCTTGTTGCGTGCTGGGCCAAAGCCGCTGCCGTTTTCTACAATGCTTGCAAACCATCCGTTCTGCCTGTTGCGCTTCATGCTGCCACCGCGGCGGCTTGTCTTAGGCCCTGCTAATGTGATCGCTTTGTTGCTGCGTCGAAAGGTCTTAATGCTGCGCCGCAGTGTGCCTGGACGCGTCATCGTTCGCACGTTGTTGCGCACGCCGTCCTTGCTGCCTCGGTTACGCCCTGGGCCTGTGCCCTTGTTGTACACAAAGATGTCGTCCTTGGCGTCCTTGATGTTAGCACGCAGCGCGACGTTGTACACCTCAGCCACGCGTTCGTCGATGTCACGCAACTTCTGTGCGTCGTTCTCGCTCCACTTAGCCAGGCGCGCAATCTTGCGCTCCAGCTCTTTCATGCCGTCTACTTTAATCGCTGCCATCACTCAGATACTACGCGTTCCGTGATAAAGTGCAGCTCATTCTTGCGGCCCACCTCCTGCACAGCTAGAATGTTGTAGATGTCGCCGCCGTAGCTAATGCGGTATTTGGGCGTCACAGCTCGCGTCTGTGTGCTGCTGCGCACGCGCCACGTCACGCGGTTTGTGCTAGTCTCCTGCTCTTCCAACACCGCGCTGCTGGCGCTCTTGTTGTCCAGCGCAGCCCACACCGTTACATAGGTAGACCATGACGGCACGGTCTGGCCGTACACGTCCGCAGTGCGCGAGGCGCTCTGGATAATGATGCGTCTATCTAGAAAGCCGATGTTCACTGCCTGTTGTCGATAATGCGTTCAACACTAAGCAGCGACTCCACTGCGATGGGCACTTGCACAGGCGTTGTGCCCGTCACTACTGCGCGCCTGTTTTCGTACCAGTGAGCCACCAGCATCTTCACGGCGTGCTTGACGTTGGCCGATTCTTCAACACCTACCGCAGCCGTCACGCGTACAGGGTGCGCGTTGTATGTCTCCAGGTCTGGCGTGTCGTGGAAGTAGATCAGCATGCCGCCATCTGTTGCCGCCGTGGTATAGTACTTGCTAGCTGCCAGCGTCTGCTCTGCACCAGCCGTGTCGTTGTACTTGACGTGTGTAATGGCTGTGACTGGCCCGTAAGCTAGCGCTGCATTGCGCCACCGCTCAAGATGAAACACTGCAGAGCCGCTTGCTGTGAAGCTGCGGTTGCAGTAGTCCTCAACCCATGCCACTGCCGCGTCCAATAACGCCGTGATTGTAGTGTCCTCGTCGCTTGAGTCAACGCGCAGAAACTCCTTAGCGTCCGCCAATGTGACGACGGCAATGCCTAATGTGTGTGCTGGACGTACTACGTGCATGGTAATGTAAAAAAAAGGAAGCCCAGCCCATTGCCAGGCTTCCCGTGTTAGTCAATTATTAGGCAACAAAGTCCGACAAGTAAGCCAATGCACCAGACTGGCGCACCTCAGTGTCGTAAAACTTGTTGACGTGCAAAGCAATCTGCGCAGTGCCTGCGTTGCTGTATGGGTCAACCAACAGGTCAATGCCACCAAAGAACGCCAACACCATGCCGAGTCCAAAGTCACCAAACAACAGAGCGCCTTGGTTGGCGTCGTCGTCGACAAGGTTGGGTGTAAACATAGTGTTGTATCCATCAACGCGGCCATCGTTAACCAACGCGCTAATTGACGACACTGCTGGCTCCAGCTTGATAATCTCCATGCAAGTGGGTGAGCCAACATATGCGCAGCGTGACAAATCGCCGCCAGCAGCCAAGACTGCTTTTTGCTGTGCAAACACGTTGCCAGCAGTCAAAGCGGCGCCAGCCTTGTCAATGATTGTGCCAGCGCCAGCGGCGGCCTTAGCAAACACAGCCTTGTCAATGGTCTCATTGATGCCAGCAGCCAACTCGCGTGAGATCATAGCGTCGACCTGAGCACCGCCCTGCAAAATCAACTGCTTGCTGTACTTGGTGTTGGCAGCCACACGGATGGGTGACAGTGTAACCTCGTCGAGCTCCAAGCCAGACGCAGCATCAGCAGAAACTTCTGTTTCTTCAGTACCTGCAGCCTTAGCAGAAACGCGTGGGAACTTCAGGTTACCAGTTGCGTTGTTGATGGTAGTGACACCGACGCGCTCGGCCATTGTAGGTGTGCGCAGGGCGTCAATGACACCAGGCACTGCAGTAGCAACAAAGCCAGAGCCGTCGCCGCTGTCAGCCTGGAAGTCGTCAGCACCACCAGCACGGTACAATGCTGAAGCTGGGATACCGATCTGGCCGCTCATCTGCAAGCCGCGCATCTGATACTCCTTGGCCGCCTCCTGGCTCCACTCAGCTTCTGCGCCTTCGAGTGCTTTGCCAAAGCTGGCAGCTTGCACAGCGCGGCTGAGGCTGAAAGAACGATTAATTTTGTTGACCTCCTTGGCCTCAGACACTGACGTGCCACCCATCTGGGCCTGCCGTGCAATCATGTCTTCGTGCGCCTGGCGGCGGTCAATCTTTCCGTCGAGGCGCTCGACCTCGCGCTTGCAAAGGTCAGCCTCTTCCTGTTCGTTGTTGGTCCAGTCGCGGTTTTCAGTTTCTGCGACGTTCACCAACTCTTCAAAGCGGTCCGCGTGCTTGCCGCGTGTCGCCTTCATCTCGTTGAGATTCATAGTTGTAAATGTTTGTGTTTCAATAACTGTTGTATCTGTGTCGGCCTCTGCTACTGCAATGGCTTCGTCTAGCTCAAGCTGTTGGTCACGCGCCTGCACCGTGGCGGCTGCGTATGCTGGATAGGTCACAGGTGACACGTCCAACAACTGCCGCACCTTATCTACGCTGCGCACGGTGCGCTCTTCGTTCCAGCTCTGGTCTTTGATTGTAAAGGCAAAGCTGCTCTGGCTGATGTCACCGCGTTTCACGCTCTCGTAGAAGTCTTTGGCATACTGCTGCGCGCCTAGCTTAACGCGGTACTTCAGCCCGCGCTCGTCTGTGCTAAGCTCCAGTGTGCCGTTCTCGGTACGTCCAAGAATTAAATTCGGGTCGTGATTAATCAGCGCGCGCACGTCGTTGGTCATTACGTCGTCAAATGCGCCTGGCTTAATTACCTCACGGAAGTGCCCTAGGTCTGTCTCGCTGTTAAATACAGCGGCATAGCCTTCTAGCACCATGTCGTCGCTGTCGGCTTCGCGCACCTCAATAGTGCCTATCGTCCGCTTTTCAGCGTTTTTATGCTGTTGGTTGTCCTCCATCGTTTGAAACTTTGTCGCTGTACTCGCCAATGCGATCAAGCGCGATTTGGTTAATTTGAACGAGATGACGGTCGCCCTGCTCGATAGGGTTCAGCTGTTCACGGGCCCTCACCTCGTTTATACTGACGACGCCACTTGACAGCATCTGCTGGTAGAAGTTGGTGCGTGCTGCAAGGTCGCCACGGTACAGGTCGTTCATGTTGAACCTACTATACAGCTCTGGCCGCTCAAATGATTGTATCAACTTGCGGTCAATCTCCTGTTCAATGCGCTTCGCCCACGGTGCAATTGTGTGCCGTGCAAACTGCAAGTTTTGCTGCTCCACGTTGTTGAACGTAGTCTGTGACGGCAGCTGCACCAGGGAGGTGGGCACGCTGTAGATGCGGCAAATCTCCTCGGCCTGAAATTTGCGCGTCTCAATAAACTGCGCCTCGTCTGGCGTAATGGTAATGCGCTGATACTTAAAGCCAAAAGGCAGCAGCTTGGTGCCTGCGTTCATGGCACTCTGGTTCCAGCTGTTCTGTATTACGTCCATCTGCTCTTTGCGCAGTGGCTGATCAGATGCCAGCACGCCAGTCATTTGGCCTTTCTGCCCAAAGTACTCGCTGCCAAAGTCCTGCGCAGCCTTGGCCAAGCCCATGTTTTCGCGGTGCAAACGAATCGGGCTCATCTTGTTCATGCAAGAAATTTCAAGCATGTTGTCTTGCGTTACAGCGCCGTAGTCGCGGATAACATACACGCGCTCGCCGTCCACGTCTTTAATGTCTACGTCGTAGTAGCTGACAGGCACAAGGCGCTCTGCATAGCCTCGTGTGTTGCGCTCAATAATGGCATAGCCGCAGCCGTACATTAGCGCGCTGCTCATCAACGTCTCCCAAAAGTCAAATGCGTTTTGGTGCTCGTTAGGCGCTGATGTAATCAGGTCGTAGGCAGGGTGCTGGTTGGCCACCTCAATGTTGCGGCCGTCGCGCACATACAGCTCCAGGTCTAGGCTGCTGATGGTGCTTGCAATCTTGTTAATGCAGGCATAGACTGTGGAGATGGCCAGGGCGCTGGTCTCTGTAATGTTGACGCCGCTGCGCACCATAGGATTAATGCCTAGTTCGGCCTCCAATGTCTGGCTGTTAAACTTGCCCACGCGGTAACGGAACAAGGCGCTAAGACGGTCTGTTAGTGTGGCCATTCAGTACAGGTGAAGCGAGAATATAAGCAATCTACGTCACAAATCCAATACGTCAAAAAAGAAATCCTGTTCGCCTAGTGTGTGACAATATTCGTTCATGGCAATAATGCTGGCGATTACACCGTCGACTTTCTTGTTTTCCTGCTTCTCTTTCGTCACACGCTTGTTTTCGTTCACGTCCATGTACACAACAGCGCAGCCCATCTGCCAGCGCATGCATCTGTTTCCGCCGTGTATTATCTGGCCCTTCATAGCGGCCATCTCAAACTCTTTTGTTGGGCCGTTCATGGTTGTGATGTTCTGAGCCATCGGAGACATTTGCACGCCGTCGGCCTCCAGCTCTGCCACAATGTATGTGCTGAAGCGCGGATCGTATCCAATGCTGCGCACGTCGTACTTAGCGCACTGCGCGTTAATGTACTCTTTAACTATTCGGTAGTCAGTGACGTTGCCTGGTGTCAGGGTAATGTCACCTTCGCGCTCAAAGGCGATGTAGTCAATGCCCGCGCTCAGTTTCTTCGTGTGTGCTTTCTCGCTGTTGACAAACTGATGCACAAGCAGATAATAACAATCGTGCTCCACGTCAGCAAAAAGTAGCGCGAATGCAGTGAGGTCTTGTGTAGATGCAAGGTCCAGACCGCCATAGCAAGGTAGTGTGTGTAGCCTGTCATGTGGTATTGGTTTGTTGCCCTTCATCCAGATGTCGTCTGGAATCCACGCGGTCTCTGCTGATGTCCAAATGTTTAGGTGCAAACGTAGGAAACTGTTGACCATGCTAGGGTTAGCCTTTGCATTCTTTACGGCCTGCTCAAAGTAGTCCTGGCGGCAAATACTGCCGTACCCTGGGTTGGCCTTGCGCCACGTCTCTTCTGCTGTCCAGTCGTCGTCAATGTCTGCGCAGTACAGCACAGGCAAAAAGCTGTCGTCCTCAATAATGCCGTCGCGTACCTTCTCAGCGTACTCGTGCACCTCGTAGCAAATGCTGGCGCGGTCGTGGCCCGCTGTAGTCAGTGCCATGACAAGAGGCTGGCGCCTTGCGCCTGTTGATGTAGTTAGCACGTCCCACAGGTCGCGGTCAGGTTGCGTGTGTAATTCGTCAAAGATGACGGCGTGGCAGTTCAGGCCGTGCTTGGTGTACGCCTCCGCGCTGATCGACTTGTACCAGCTGGATTTATAGTTCACTACGTTGCGCAGGACGCGTGCCCTGCTGCGCAGGTGGCGGCTGTTGTTAATCATCTCCTGCGCGATGTTGAACACAATGTTGGCCTGTCCACGGTCGCCCGCTGCGCTGATTACCTCTGCGCCTGGCTCGCCATCTGCAAACAACATGTACAATGCGATGGCCGCGCTGAGGTTACTCTTGCCGTTCTTGCGTGGAATCTCGACGTAGCAGGTGCGGTATCTGCGTGTGCCGTCCTCTTTCTTCCAGCCAAACAGCGGGCGAATGATATCGTCTTTCTGCCACTTCTCCAGTAGGAACGGCTGACCGCCAAGCTCGCCCTTGACGTGCGTGCAGAAGCGCTCAATAAATTCAACAGCTCGATCAGCTGCTGCGTCGTCAAAGTGGTAATCAGCCAAAGTACTTGTCAGCTTCGTCTGCTACTTCCTTGCCTTCGCCGATCCAGTTCTCCAGGCGCGTAATAATAATCTGCTTGCGGTGGCGCGCCTCTTTGAGCTGCTGCCACTCAGGGCGCATTCGGTTCATGACGTCACCGCTCTTGGCCGTCATTGCGTAACACGTGCCGTGTTCGTCGCAGTAGTCCTGCAGGTGTTTCTCTTCAATGATTACGCAAGCCAATGTGTACAGCAATTGCTGCTGGCCTGGTGTCAAGTCTGCCCGCTTCTCGTATGCGTTGAGCAGGTCGTTGTACTTCTTAGTCTGTTGTGCTGTCATACCCTTCTAGTTTTTTATGGCCTGACCCTGCGCGTGACTGACGCTGGGTCTCCC